CAGGTCTTGCAGGGCCAGTTCTTAAGTGGTTGGACCCATCTGCCACAGAATTTGGACGTGGAAGTAACTAGTTATATACCTCTAATTAGCCTTTAAAGGCCTATTACAGACAAGAAGAACCCCCGCCTTAGTAGAAATACTAGGAGCGGGGGTCTTTTTTGTTTTCTAAGCAGTTCCCCTCTACTTAGATAACCCTTGTACTACCTGCAGGATTTTATCTGGTCGTATCAGATAACCCTTTGACGGATTAGGTTCTATATTACAGGTAATGGGATGACCATACATGGTAAGGGCACGCCGCAAATGTTCTATTGGTACCATTAATACAGTTCCTTCTAATACAAATGCCCAGTACTCAGCCTTAGTTGTAGATATACCAGATGGATACCACTCTTCATTGTTATGTGACCAGCACACAGTTTCTATATATAAGTTGCCAGTGTTCTTCCATTTAAGGTCTGTCTTAACCTCAATGGTTTTACCATTGGTTAGTAGTTGATTGACTAATGATTCACCCTCATGTCCAACAGATAAATCTAAATCAAAGTCAGATAGTTTACTCATAGTTACTATTAAATACAGATATGGGAACAACTGTTTTACCAACTATTCCACGTTTACTTCTGTATCTATTCCTTTCTTCCATAGTAGTTCCTGCCCATATTCCGTGCACTAGATTATCTATTGCATAGTCATGGCACTGGACTCGTACTGGGCAAGTGTTGCACATTTTCTTAACATAATCAAGGTGGGGATAGTTACCTCTCTCTTCTGTAAAGAATACTTCTACATCAATACCATTGCATGCTGGTATATCTTTCCATGTTGGGTAATCAATCAAAACTATTATCCTCCCGTTGAGTAAAAGCCACTTCCTTTAAAATGTACTGGCGTGGAGGACCATATACGAGTCATAAGATTTCCGCAAGATGTACAAAATGGTGGGACAGAATCATTTGTTTCTATTACTTTAGTGCAGACCTTGCATTCAAAATCATAGTAAGGCATTAATCGCAATCCATTCCTATATTATCTATTGGTGTAGGTAAGGTAACCAATGAGCCACAGTCTACACACTCACCATCTAGAAAGTAAAATGCTATCTCACCATATTCAAAGGCTACTATTGCTGTAAATAATTCTGAACCACATACACAAATATCTCCTATTGGATTACCACGTAAGTCCATTGCTCTACTGTAATCCTTTTTAAATAAATCTTTTATTTCTTTAGGCTCTTGAGTCATCGTCTTCATCTTCTTCTTTAACATCTAGGTTATCTGTATCATTGTAGGTACGCCATCCACCTAGATTTCTAATTAGAGAATTAACTGCACGTTCAACACGCTTGCGTGCACCATCAGCAGATGTGTTTAATTCTTTGGCTAACTCACTCCACTCGGAGTTATCTGTGGTAAATCTTAATCTTAAAATATTTTGTTTAGCCTCTGTTAACTGATTGAATGCTTTCTCTATGTCTGACCTAAGAACCAACCAATTGTTTCCGTCTGTTACTTCTCCTGATTTTCCGAATTGAAAGTTAAGGTCTTTGATTTTTGTAGGTATCTCATAACTATCTGCCAGGATAGATGGTAGAAATGCCTCAACTACTGATGAGTCATAGTAGTAAAGGTCAACCATATCGTAACCAAACTTACGGGCTTTCTCTTGCTCACAATATTTAAGCGCAGCATTGCGTAATGATTTGGCAATTAGTTTTTCTTTATCTTTGGGCGGTAACTTAGACCACTCTGTATATTTATTTGGATGGGTAACAAACCACATCCATAGTATCTGTCTTATATCTGCAGTTTCAATTATAGAATATTTTCTGGAATACTCCATGGCAAGGGTAGATACTAACAAATTATATTCATCTACCCAAGCATCAGTCATTGACTAGTCAGCACCTTCCCATTGTCCTCTTTGTACTAATAGTCCTATTATCGCATAGTTAGCCAGGTCTATAAGGGTATCTTCGATTGATTCATAGTTCGGAGTGTTGCCTTTATCTACTAGGTTATTTAGCCTAGCCAGTTTGTCATGCATCCTAACTCTCAGTCCATTCATAGCACCGCCAGGGGCATGGGCTATATTCAGTGGGCCATAGTCTTGTTGTTTCTTAAGCAAGATAGATGTTAGTTCATTTGTAATTGTATCTATATCACCTGGATTCTTCATCTAATATCTCCTTCATACTTGTATCGAATTGTTCCATTGCTGATACTACTTGTATTTCATCCGTGAATTGTTTACCTTCACCTATGCTGCTTGCATATATAACTGTACCTAATAGGGTAAGCATACGCATAGCACTCTCTGGTTCTTTCTCTATAGTAGTATAGATATCTTTAAGTGCATTAAGAATGTCTAGCCCTTGTCCATCTGATATTGCTATGCCAACTAATTTTCTGTTATCTCCAACAAACTCCCAAAATTCTTCGTCAGTTTCCCAAGCATTTTCGAATTCGCTCATCTATCCATTCCTTTCCTTCTTGCACAATGATACTGTTAACATCGTGTCCTTCTGGCATTTGTAGTAAATTAACATTGTGTAGTTCTCTACTTAATCTTTTACCAAACTCTAAGCCTGCGTTATCACCATCTGCTAATACAATTACTGTTTCAAAATCATCTAGTATCTTTGCATAGTATGGTCGCCAGTTATTAACTCCAGGTATACCAACTGATGGGTGTCCAGTCTTAACTGATAGCACTACTGTATCTAACTCACCTTCAGTTACACATACATAACTACCTGCTGTTAGTACTACTTGTGCATTAAACATTGTAGTCTTAGCGCCAGGTACACCCATATACTTAGGGTCTTCGTGATTGTTCATACTTCTAAACCTAATATCAACCACACCTGATGGTGTTATATAAGGGATTGCTAATCTATTTTTGTATGCTTCATGACCTGGCAATGGCTCTGCTACTACACCTAAACTAAAACCTCTGCCCTCTTCTACCGAGAGATGCCGAGTTGAAAGATACTCTGCTGCTAGATGCAGGTCCTTTGCGTACTGGTCTGTTGCCTGCAAGAGATATGCTCTCTGCGAATTTGATAGCCTCAATATAATTACCTCCTTCTTTATACATTATTAAATCGTATACATCACCTTGTGCTTCACAACCAAAACATTTGAATCTATTTTCTTCATAGTTAACGGCTGCTGATGCGTGTTTATCTCCGTGGAATGGGCACTTCATCTTGCGCCAACCATGCCCCACTGCTGGCAGGGTGGCGCCTACGTGTGTTAGGTAGGCAGATACATCATGTTTGTCCATTAATCTTCCTAATTAATTCTATCCATATTTTTGCTGGCATTGTTGCATACCATTCTCCTACATCTCCTTTGCCTATGCGCTTGTGTATTACTACACCTGTCCATGCTTTATCATTTTTAATTTCTACTTCTAACTCTTTTATCCATGCAGATAAATCTAATTTCTTGTGGTTCTTTACCTCTATAACTACACCATTAACTCCTGCTATATCTCCTTTATCTAAGTGTGCACCTGCAATCCTACGCTCTACATATGGGTACCATTTCTTTAACCAATTAACTACATCTCGTTCTGCGTTGGAACCCTTTGCTTTGCGTGGATTGCTCATTCAAACTCCTGTTGTTGTGGCATATAACGAATCATAACATCATCTAGATACATAGATTCTGGGTTGAATGCAAGAGTAACATAGTTGTTACCTGTTTGGTCTGCCTTACCATAGCGATTCTTGACTGCTGCTACGCATAGATAGTTCATATCTGCTTGCTTCATCTGACCGATAGTTAATACCATTGCTGGTATCTGATTAACTAATCCTTGGATTGATGACCTTGGCTGACACGGACTGCCTTCATATCCTTCTTTGGTATGGTGCAATACAAGTAGTGCTGCGTTTGTATCTCTGGCTAGATACTTAAGTTCTTTCATTGCTGCACGCATACCACCGAACTCATCGTGTCCATCCATTGCTATGTCCATTAAGTTATCTACAACTATAAGTGCTGGACTCTTGCCCCATATGGTTTCAAATGCTGATACTTCTTCATCTAAATCTTTTAGTGTTGGGCTGGATTCAAAGCACCAAAACAAATGATTACCATTGGCTAATACTTCTTTTGCTTTCTCTGGCTGACGCTTGATTAATTGTTCTGCTTGTTGTTGGCTAATGTTCCCTGTCATTGCAATTAATCTCATAGCCATAGTGTGTGCATTAGTATCTGCACTAAAGTAAAGAGTAGGTAGTTTTGTTTTAGCCGCAATTGCTAATGCAATTGATGACTTGCCTGCACCTGGGGTGCCTGCAATAACTGTTACCTCTGCTCTGCGTAATATAATTCCTGCGTTTTCAAATACTTTAAAGACGGCAGGTAATGGTTCGCCACCTACATTTGTATTGTTAACACTTCTAATTAATGTTTTCATTACTCTCCTTTAATGTAAATGGGGACTGGCACCACGACTCAGTCCCCATTTATTATAAAGTACTAAGCGAAGATTGGCTTAGTACGTAGTTCTGTTGGGACCTTTGGTCCGTTCCAACGAGGACCTGCTGCTGGGTCATAGAATGCTTTGTATGGTTTGCCAGTTGCCTGTGCTTTTCCATACTTAAGAACCATAACTCCACGTTCACATGTAGGTGCACCTGGCTTGTTATATACCCAAGTGTTACCCCATTTATCTTCTACTGTTTCTTCTCCACCTGATTCTGTGGATGCTATGTTTGCATTGAAACTAGAGGCAATGTCTGCTACTGACATCGGCTTATTTGCTGATGTCCCTTTGACTGCTAGTTCTACTTCAGTGACTGCATCGGTAATGATATGTATACCTTGTGCAATCATGTCAGCAAATTGGTCTGCTGTTTCTGCACGCAGAGTTATCTGTGTGCCTCCTGCTGTTTTGAGATTGATACTGATTGGTGCTTCAGTGCTACTCATTTTTCTCCTATTCAAATGTAGTGGTTAAACCCTTCTGGTCTCTCCACTTTCTTGCTTTCATGGCTAATTGTAAACCTTTCCAGCCTTCTTTAATATCTATCCACACTAACTTGCACGTGCCTGTTCCTGCGGGTAGATGAATAATGATTGCTTTATCTTTGTTTACTTCGCCCCATGTACCACGGGTTGCCGTGGCACCATCATACGGCAAGCCGTTAGCATAGATTGCTAACTGTATTGCGATATTACTTGGATGGTCTATGCGACCAGTCTTAATATCTGCAATAAATAACTCGCCTTTATACTCAACAACTCTGTCTGGTGTGCCAGCAATTTTGTATTTGTCTAACACACTGAACTGTTCAATGAACCTGTTGCTGAGAATCTTAGTTG